GAAACAGCAAGCATTAACATTTCTGGTATATTTCTTTTTTTCAAAAACCAACATTTTCCTATTTTTTCTCTTTCCCAAAAACCTTTACTTACCGCTATTTTATGTGATTTATTACAAAGTTCTTTCAGAGTCATCTTCTATTTCCTTTTTAGTTTTTAAACATCCGATAAGTATTGGTAATTCTGATAATGGAATATATCTTATGGAAGGTTCTCTATTTACTAAAACCGCCATACATAATTTCTTACCAACTTTTACAGGATTTCTATGAGTACTTTTTATATTAAGTTGTTCATTTGACAAATCATTAAAAGATTCACTAACCTTATTCATTATATTTTTCTAACTCCGATTCAAAGAAATAAACTTCTATGGGTTTACATTCCCAAAAATATCGTACTTTGTATTGAATACCTTCATCACCAATAAATATAGCAATTATATTTCCAGTAATTTCTTTATGAATCTCTTTAGGTAATTTAACTTTTTCGTGTAAATTAAATTTCATTTTAAACTTTCTGGTAATACTTCATCAATAACTACTTGACTGCCTTCAATATGTATATCACAATTATGTATATCTAATTTTTCTATGTTATCCAACTCTATTTCCAAACGTAAAACCGCACCTCTATGTTTATCATAACTAACTTCCATTTTTCCATCTATCCTTTGAAAAGTCAAAGGATAAACTTTATAATCCATCTGTGCATTTATCAACCAACCATTAATCGTTCCCATCTCCATCTTCTTCCTTTCCTGTAATAGCACTGATATGTGACCTACAAGTTTGAAGAGCGTTCTTTACAGATTTAAACCAAGATTCTAATAAAATCATAGAAGTAAATACTTCCGCACATTCGGAAGCTGTTTCACATTCCAAATCTTTTACTGTAATCTTTACAGTACCACCTTCATATCTTTTTTTAGTTGCTAAAAAAGTGTTAGCTTCATTGGTTTCTGCAATAAGTTTAACAGTAAGATATTTTTCCAACAAATCATCATAAATAACGGTTAACTCATCTTCTGCACCAAGATAAAATGATTTATCGGTTTTTTTGGGATAATCCATCATTTCTTGCATTAACTTTCTTGCTTGTTCCATTGCAGGACGAATTGTTTCTACTTCATTCTTTACCTGGTCTTTTATTTCCATCTGAATTCTCCTTTATTTTTGTAACTCCTTCAATAATTGTTCTTCCTTTAGGTACTTCAGGTTTATTATTTCTTGGGTCTCCTAATTTATATGGAAACCTTGCGAATCTTATTAATTCTGTTCCCAGTTCTTTTGCCACTTCAGGAGTTAACATTACTTCATCGTCAAATGGTCTTCCTGTAGTCAGTGTTCTCCAACAATATCTTAATTTTTCAAAAAAAGATAATATTCTATTATCGTGACCGTGACTAAAAAATGCTAAATCTACGGACGGTATACCATCTTCTTCGTTTTCATAAGACATCATTATACCTTCCCCACCACAATCACATTGGAAGAATTTTCGCCATATTTTTTCCATATTTACTCCTTACAAGGTAATTTTATAACCATTGGGGTTTAGTATCTTATAAATCTCCAATAGTAAATCTTGAACAACTACCATTTCTTTACCACGCTTTCCTTGAAAAACATCTCTCGTATTAAACACTAATAAATTTCTTAATTCTTTTATTTTATCTTTTCCGTGTTCTCTCGGTAATACTTTTTTTACATAATAATTTTTTAATTCATTACAATTTAATAGGGCAATCCATTTAGCATCTGATGAAATTTTAACGAAAAAAGTAGGAATATTTTGTTCAAAATATCTTTCTTTTTCTTCAGGAACAGTAATATAATTATATGTAACTCTTCCAGAGGAATTAAACATCTTAACACTATTATCTCTTTCGAAATCTATTTGAGCTACAATCTTACCACTATTTACATCTTCCACAATAAAATCTGGAATTATATTTTTTCTTTTATTTTTATTTATTATAAGTTTCCAGCCAAGTTTTTGACTATGTAAGTTATTTGTTTTTTCTGTAACTATTTTTGCAGCTTTACAATAACCTTCAGTATTAAAATTTTCATCTTTATTTAGTCCTTTATGGTCTTTTAATACTTCTTTTAAACTTTTACCTGTCATCTTAATCTCCTTTTATTTAATTGATTTCCAAATTTCGTTTTCTATTTTTTCCCAATCTTTATCTTTTAATTTCTCTACAAATTTATCCGACCCTTGTTCTCTTACTTTGTCATACTCAAACCACGCCCCTTTTCTTTCAACAATACCATACTTAATAGCTGCATACAGTAATGATTTTGCATTATCAATATGTCCATTTAAATAAAAATCAATTTCGCCAACACGATATGCCCTACCTCTTTTATTCTTTCTACAATTTAAGGTAATTTCGTAACCAATAATATCACTTTTTTCATCACTTTCTCTGATGGGTTTGCCAAGTCTAAACTCTATTCTGGTATTGTAATAATGTTTTAAAGCACGTCCTCCAGGAGTAATTTCAGGGTTTCCATACATAACTCCCACTTTTTCACGAAGTTGATTAATAAATATAATTACTGGTGAATAATCTTGGGTAGCAGAATAAAGTTTTCTCATCATAGGAGAAAATACTTTTGCTTGAGAAGCATAACTTTTACTATCCATTGTACCCTCAAGTTCTTCTTTAGGGATTAGAGAAGGTATCGAATCTACTATAATTAAATCATATTTGGGTATAAATTCTACCAACATATCCCCAGCTTGTTCAAGGGATTCTGGTTCAGCAATTTGTAATTTGGTATTATCTACTCCTATTTTTTCTCCCCAAGTCTTATCATAGGATTGTTCAGCATTAATAAAAATACATTTCTTTCCTAACTCTTGAAATTTCTTAATAATATAAGTAGTAAATGTGGTCTTGCCAGAAGATTCTTTACCAAAGAACTCAATTCTATGCCCACCTTCCCCTTGATAAATTCCACCGTCAAGTACATAATCAAGAGTAAAGATTCCAGTTCTAACTTTTGGGGATTCTTTAATTTCAGATGCTAACTTAATCTTGAATCCTTGTTTCTGCATTTCTTCTTTTACTTGTTTAGGTTTTGCCATTTTTCTCCTTAACACGCCGTACTGTCATATGAAGCTAATGAAGACCAAGCGTTGTAAATAGTAGTATACGTTATTCCTGTGGAAGTAGATGACCAACCATAACCAGTTGCGGTAACGTTTGGATTTCTACTATCCCATCTATCACCAGTAACTACCCCATTCTCTATGACTCTACAATGTTCGTGTTGACACTTAGGACATTTAACTATATGATTGCCATTAATGGTTTCATCGAAATCTACATTAAAATAACCGTCGCAATTATGACAGTACAACTGTGTACGCATTGGGAACTTTAACTCCATTCAATGCCAAAACTACGGCATCACTTACATCTTCATCTTCAATATTTACTCCAAGTATTCTATTCACAAATTTATGTACTTCTGCTTTTTTGCAATTACCTTTAATACCAACTGTCTTTCTGGCAGAACAAGCCATTAAGAAACTAACATCTTCTACTTTTTTATATTTACAAACCGCATACAAAAGACCACCAAGTTTAGAAAGATATTTAAACATATAAGGATTCATAAATTTCATCCCAAGAAATGTATCTTCCAGTATTACTTTGTATTCTGGTTTGATTATGTTATCAAATGTTTCAATAATCTTGTTAAATTTAAAAGTTACATCTTTACTATCTATATGAAACACACCAAAATCAAAAGTTACATCTTTACTATCTGTTTTTATTAAACACCAACCCGTTCTACTTGCAGTATCAACTCCCAGAATTTGAACATTTTTCTTTATTTTTCCTATTCTTTTTTCTAAAGTCTTTAATGATAATTTTATCAATTTGTTCTACTTCCTTTTCTAATTTCTCTATTCCAAATAAACTGGCAGTAATAACAGAAATTATACCCAAAGCTTCAGCTTTAGTCATTTCCATATTGGTTTTAGCAAAAGCACCTTTTAAACACAACCAAACTATATCTTCTTTAAATCTTGTAGGTTTTTTACTAATACCAGAACAGATATAATTTCCTTTAGAAGAAAGGAAACAAACTGAAGGTTTGCAAACTTTACTTTTTTTCGGGCAATTCACTGTTATTCTCCTTAAATTCACTAAATCTATAACAATCGTTGCATTTTATATCCCTATTTAAGCAATCTCTTAAACAAATTCCTACCATAGTGAATGGTTTACCAAAACATTTGTGAGCGGTATCCTTAAATCTATTGAACTTTTTTCTTCTTTCTGCTCTACTTGTTTTTGGCAGGTCTTGTGGATTTGGTTTCGGTAGTTTCGTATTCATTAAATCTTATACACTCCTTACATTTTTTGTCTCTATTAATACAATCCCCACGTAAACAAACACTTACTTGCCAATTTCCTCTCGATTTATATCCCATCTTTAAGTAATTTAATAATCTTTTCGTAATTTTTTACTTTATGTGGAAAAGTACATTTATTACAAGAATAATTATAACATCCAAAGAAATTTAATATTTTATCTTGGCATTTTTTAGTCTTATATAATGGACAATAACAGAATAAACAATTTATTTCTTTTAATCCTTTATGACAAGGATAGAATTTACATTGTTTATTTTCAAAGAACTTATAACTATTTACCATTCTTATAATTATATTTTTCAAACAGTGTTAATAATTTTTCCATCTGTTTTTCTGACGGTCTCGATGAACTTAATATCTTCCTAACAATTTTATTATCTGCGTCGGATAAATTAGGTTTCGTATTTAGAAATTTGACGAGTTTACCGTCAATATCATCTTTATTCGGTTTCATTTTATATCGCCTCCTTTTTAACTGGAGGTATTTTTCTTTGCCACTTAGCATATTCACTAAGAATCTCTTCTATTGTAATAGGATGGAAATTCCATAAGTCCATCCCAACATTTATCATATTGATAGGATGAATATCTTTTGGATAATTTTTAATCGTTTTAAATTTCCAATGATTATGAACGTGTCCTACCAAATTAAAATCTACACCTGAAATTGCATATTTAGGGTCGTGAACAAGATTAATATCTTTACCTCCCAAAGAAATTTTTATATTCTTGATACAAGTCTTGCACGAATTATTTTTGTCGTGAGAACCACATAACCATATTATCTTTCCATTTAAATGTTTTTCATAATAAGAAGCTGGATGAATATTACCTTCACCACGACTTGTCATTGCAGGAGTATTCTTAAAGCAGAAATCCCCAATATGAAAAACAGTATCTTCTTTTGTTACTCTACTATTCCAGTTCTTTATAATAGTAGCATCCATCTCTTCCAGAGTCTTGAAAGGACGATTACAATAGGTAATTATATTACGATGCCCAAAGTGGCAATCGGATGTAAAATAATTTCTCATTGTATTTTATATTTCTCTATAGTATCTTCCGTACATATTTTATTACCACAGTAAGGACAGGTTATTTGAGGAAATATTTTTTTCCATTCATAACCTTTTTTAATTCCAATATATAATATTTTGTTACAATTTTCGCATCTAAAAGAACCAGGACAGTAAGAATTTGTGGAAGGAGTATTTTTATTCCCAACATAATACTTTTCTGAATTTAAATGTTCCTGAATTTCTTTACTATTATTATCACAGCCTATTATAAAACAAAGACAAATACCTATCAATACCAATCCTTTCATTTTCCATCTCCTATTTTATCTGGTAACTGCGATTCATTTTCATCAATATGTAACTCTTTTCTATAATCATTCAATATTTTAAATATGTTTTCCAAATTTTCTTCCAAATCCATTTTTCTAATTAGATTACCACCACTGGTAGAAACATCTTTTCTATTTGACACTGGATTACCTGTGATAAGTTGTAATTCCTTATATATTCTTTCTAACAAATAATCAAAATTTTTTATTGTTGGATAGTCAATTTCTAAGTCTTTATAAAAATCACCACCAAATCCCATTTCATCTTTCCAAGAACCTCCATTTACTATCATTTCTTTAAAATCCTTTTGTTTATAGTATTCGTACTTATCCCCTATTGCCATTTTTATCGTCCAGTTTTTCAGGAAGTTCATCCTCAAACACACTTGGGTCTGCGAGAATTTTTACACCACCTATAGTTGGAATTAACTTTTTTTCTATTATATGGGACAATAAACTTAAATTATCGTGTAATGTACTTTGAACTTGATGTGTCTTGCCCACGTAAGGGGTTAATAATCTAAACATTTTTTCAAAATAAACATTATAACTTTTATCATCCATTAACATTTTTCCACTCCCACTAAGATATTGTTTCCCGTAATTAGGAAGTTGCCAATCTCCTTTATCAGGAATACTTACATAATCGCTATTACCATCTAATAATAAAGATTTACTCCCAAATTTTTCAGTTGGAGGAGTAAAATTTTTCGTCCAATGTGGTTTATTTGCAGTTCCACTAACTTCTAAACCTTTAAAACTTTCGGGCATTTTGACCCTTCCAAAATGTTTTCCAATTCATCAACAGTTTTAATTCTCAAAGAAGCATTTACTTGTTTATTGTAGGATTGCTCTATTAACACAATCCTATCATAGTTAGGAAACTTTGGATAATCATCAACAAGTATAATATTCCTATTCTTCATCAAATTCTCAAACTTTTCTTTTGGTGTATACCATTTAATATTTAAATGTCTGTTAGGTATATTAATTCCTAACCATCTAACAGTATGTTCAATCCAGTCGTGAGGTTGATGCGACCATATTTCGAGTTTATCTAAATAATTATATTCTTTTATTACATTAATATATTTAGTTGGTTTGGCATCCACTAATACAGAGTAATCTTGAGCAACAATATCATAAATATCATATCCAATTTTATCCCACGCCCCCCAATCTTTCGGTATAGGTAAATTATATTTCTCCATTAACAAACCATTAAGGTTTCTAAGTACCCCGTCAATATCAAAAACAAATTTATGGTGCATTTTGTACTCCTAATTTATCAGGTGGTATTTCATCCAATCTTAATAATTCTCTGCTATCCCAATCATATTTACAATGAATTTGGTCTTTCTTTTTGTGGGTTTTAGATTCACGCATATATTCGACACTAAAATATCCATCTACACCATCATCTTCATTTTTATATAAATATTTAGCAAGAAGTGCTGGAAACATAGCTATCATATTTTCCGCAAAGAAACTACCATCCGCTTTAAGTTGAACAAATATAATTAAATTTCCACCGTGTCTCTTTAATTGGTTGGATAAATGTAAAAATATTTTATCTGTTTCTGCATAGTCATTAGGTAATAACCAATCTATGATAGTTATACTATTATCGTCTAATTCTATAGTTTCTGGTTTAACAATTTCTTTATTATATCTAAAATCCCCTTCTTTTAAACCAAGTTGTTCACTAATAATAACAAATCTACTACCTGACTCTAAAGAAATATAATCTGGTTTCTTTCCTTGTTTAACTAAACGTTTAATAATATTCAATGCAATATGTGTTTTACCAACTTTCTGTTTACCACCAATAACAACCATATCTCCATTTCTAAATATTGCACTATCGTCAAAATATGGCATTATATAATCAATAATTTTACCTTCTTTAAACCAGTCTTCTCTCCACTCAATTTTCTTAATAATTTTATAAATTCTTCCTCTTTTAATTAAGAATCCTTCTTTAACTAAATAGGCAATAGCTTTTTCAACACGTTGTTTTCCTTCAGCAGATTTTTCACTCAATGCTTCCATTATATCTCTACTATTAGCTTCTTCAACAATACGTACATAATTAAGAATTTTTAAAGCTAATTCTTTTTCATCAGTACTGGTAAATTTATCCAAACTATTTATCATAGCATTAATAGCTTGGGAAGACATTGGGTCTTCAAGTAAATGTTTATTTAGTACTCTCAAAACAAAACCTGCTTGGTCTGTACTTAATTGTTTAACTAATATACCGCCAAGTTTTACAAAAGAATCGTTGCAACATCCTTCAAGATTATTATTCTTTAATTTAAAATCATCTGGATTAATTTTAAAATTTTCTGTTTCAATTTCTTCTCTTAATTGTTCGCTATGGGTTTTTAAATCTTTTATTATAATTTTGGATGAAAGGAATTTTTCTAATTCATCAGGTATCTTAACTAATTCTCCAATCTTTATTTTTCTATTAACTCCATCAATAATACTGGGTGATATTACACATTGTTTACCGTCATTAAGAATATCTATTTTTAATTCATCTATTCTTGTAGTAGGTAAGTTTTCATTATATAAATAAAATAAATGACAACCTTTATTTGTTTCCTGTGTAAATAAAGGAGGATATTTGTCTAAAATCTTTTGTAATTCTTCTGGAATAGGTTTCTGGTCTATATCAATAACAGTAACCCCACTAATTTCTCCACATCTAACACCAATATTAAGACCATTACTTAACCATTCTTCCCATTCTACTTTTTTCTTATGTTCTTTATCCGTCCACGCCTTCTCAATTGGAATTTTTTGATTTTTCATTAAAGGAACCATAGAAAAACCAAGTTTCTCATAAATGGAAAGAGTATTTACTATATCATCTTGCGTAGTTATATCTAAATTAAGTAACTTACTTAAATAGTCTATTATTGCATCTTCAGCCCATTCTTTTTTGTCAGTTTCAATAATCCTAACACAATCTACAATATCTCCAACTCTCCTATTACAACCAGGAGGCATACATTGAAGTATATGGTCACACATTTTAGGGTCTACTGGTAACAAGAGAGCAGTGGGTACTTCCTTCTTACATCTTGGGCAAGTATAAGGAAGATGCCCACTTTTCTTCTCTTGAAAATTTGGCAGTTTTAATCTTAGATATGATAATATATGAGGAGTTATTAACTGTTTATTTTTATTCATTATGAACTAATTTTTCCATAGAATTTATCGTAAAATTTCTCAACAAAATTAATTAAACCTTCTTGGTCTATTTGACCAGTTAAAGCTTTTACTGCATTACACGCTGAACCTAAAATAGACAATCTCTTAATTTGTTCGGACTGTTCTGGAGTTTTTCCACCATAAGGAATAAATGGGGGTTTATCCTGATGCACTGTAACTTTTTCAGGACTTACAGCTTCACCAGTTTTAGAAATATAGTTTAATATATTTCTACCATTCTTTTTTTCAGACTTAATATTAACTTCATCACCTTTATTAATACCTGATAAAAACTGTTCTACAGCAGGAGTTTTACCATACCATTCAGATGATTTCTGGTCAACACCAATTTTATAAAAATTACCATCTTTACTAATTGCAAATACTTTCATTGTTATCTCCCTTTAATTTGTAGAGGAAACAACAAGAACAAATCAAAACAAAAATCCTCAATTTATTAACGGAAAGTCTCGGCTAACTTTCCTGTCATAGTATCACCACCAAACGTTATGGTCTATGATTTCGCCCCTATATCCTATCGGTATTTAAATATTATTGCCCAATAGTAAGTTTGCGCTACTTATTTAATAATTAACGTCTTCTACTACCATCATTATTCAAATCAATAATTGGTAAAGCACCATTAGGAATCATTTGTGCAGGCAATTGCCCATTCCATTTTTTAATAGCTTCTAATTGTACTTCTAATGCTTTTAATGCAACATATTTTTCATTGTTAGCAGCTTCAGATTGTAATTTGATAGATTCAGCAGTAGCTTTTGCAGTTACTACTATTTGTTCAGCTTCAAATTTCTTCTGTTCAAGGACATTCTTAGCTTGCAACGCTTGCTGTTCCGCAGTAACTTTTGCTTCTATAGCATCATTAAAAGATTTAGAAAAGTCAAAATCTGTAATAGAAACCTCATCAACCGCTATATATTCTCTTGCTAATCTTTCGGTGAGAAGTTTTTTAATGGTATCTCTTACTTCAGCTCTTTTAGTAACAGCTTCTTCAGCAGTATATTTTGCAGTAGCAGCTTTTACAGCTTCTTGAACCGCAGGGTCTATAATTCTCGACCTATATTGCAAACCAACTTTTTGATACAAAGTATTGACTGTTTCAGGATTTAAATGATAGTTCAATGCGATTGTAGTATTTAATTCCTGCAAGTCTTTAGAAGCAGCTCCTGTTTGGACTTCTTCTTTTTGTATCTGGACATTCATAGTTTGGATACTTTGAACAAAAGGAGTTCTAAAATGCAATCCTTCATCCAAAATATTATTCTGAACAGCACCCAAATTAACAATTACACCTCTTTCACCAGGAGATATAATTACTAATGGATTTAAAACTACGAACCCAATTAAACATATTGCACCAATTATCATCCATTTTACAGCTCTTACATCCATTTATTCCTCCTTATTTATTCCATCCTTTTATGACGGATTTTACTAATTTTGTTAAACCAATAACGATACATACTACACCGACAACTATGCCCAAAATTTCTATAAATCTTAGAATTATCATTTTTTACCTCCTTTCTTCTTTGGTTTCCTCGTCGGTTTGTTTTCATCTATAACTTTATCACTATTATAGATTCCCATAAATCTGTTTTGAATTACAGTATATGGTAATTTTTCTAAATCAAACTTTTTTAAATAATTCAGAGTAGATAGCCTAATATCAATTAATTTCTCAACAAAGTCTGGCAATGTTGTTAAATCCACTATTAGTTTTCTTTTATGAAAATCTTCTTCGGTGACTATTGGAGTTATCAAGTTGTCAACTCTTTCAATCTCCATCTTCTTAGCCAAAACTTCTTGAGGATTTTTGATTATTTTATATTTTTTACTGATAGGAGAAAATATTTTTACATTAGGAAACATTGCCAATTGTTCAAAATCACTATCAGGACTTACTATATAACATTGTTTATCTTTATAATATCTTACTGCATAAGCAATAATATCGTCCGCTTCAATAGTATCAATTTCAATTATATGAAATGGAGTTGCCTCTTCTAAAATATATCTTAGAATTTCAAATTCCTTAAATCTGGCATCCCACCAAATCTTATCTTCTAACGCTTCTCTTTGACTTTTGCGATTAGATTTATAATTAGAATCTATTGTCTTTCTCCAAGACCTACCTTTATCACAAGCTAATATAATAATATCATCTGGAGTAAGAGGTAATCTCTTTAAAGAAGCAATTAACATAGAAAGAGCAGTAAATGTGGATTTCATTTCAGGATGTGTTCTGTAACAATGAATACCACGAAACATAAAATAACTTAAATCAACTAATATAACTTTATTTTGTTCTATCACTTTTATCTTTCGGACAATTTTTATTCATATCTTCTGGTCGTATATATTCTTTACAATTTTTACATTGAATACAAGAAGGTAAAGGAACAGAACCTTCAAAATGTGCTACTGTACATCTAATACCACTATCTTTATGAGCCATTATTTTTTATCAGGTTCACTTGTATCTTGGTCTTGACCTGCTATTGCACTGAATTTTTTATCCCAAATATAATATGTTTTTGTAAATATTTCAAATAATTCATATTCTCCGATTTCAGACCACTTTTTATGTGAAAAATTATTCAATGTGTTAGAAATACAATCCAAACAATTATTTTCTACTGTTTCTAATGTTAATCTTTTTTCATCTATTAAAGCATCTAAATATATTTTATCTTGACCATATTTATTGTAAATTTCTAAATTTTTGGTAAATAAAGAAAACTGTTCTTCTTTGATTTTAAGATTTGTGTCAATAGGAGGGTCATTAATACCTTTATTCATAACAAAAAAACCTCTTTTTAACCATAAGATATACATATAAGTGGCTATCTTTAAAAGGTCTCTTTCACGTGCTAAATTCTTAAACCTAAACGTATATTTGTCAATTGTACCAAATAACCAGTTCTTACCGTGTTTGTCAAAAAGGACATCTGTACTCTCCCTTGTTTGACTTCCACTTAAAGCGTACTTTTTTCCACCATAACAAAATTGGTTTTTTACTAACTCTAAAAATTTGTCCATACTTTACTCCTTTCCTTATACTTTAATATACCCTCAGACAGGTGCTTTGTCAAGGTTTTTTGTTGTTAGAACATCTTTATTTGCACTTGCTTAGAACTTTCTGGTTTTTTTCCAAAATAATAAATAGGAGTTTTCCTATCCCAAGTATCCTCAATACCTTGTTGCAACAGATACCAACGATATTTTGTCCAACATTTTTCTGCTCCAGGTCCTAAAAAGTTTTGTATATCTTTTTTGGACATTTTGCCCTTAGATTTAATCTCTTCCAATAACCTTTTACGGTCTGGAGTTTCGTGTTGACCATCTATAATATATTTCTTCCTAATTCCTTCAAATAACTCAAGATAGGACTTAATTACATTAGACCAGTCGAATCTCTTTCCATATTCTAAGTTCTTGGTAGTGTAAGAGTTACGTTGTTCTATCGCTAAATTAATCTTATCAATAAAGTCTTTTTTATCCCCACGTTTATATATAAATGGATAGTTTGGTGAAGTCATCTCTTCAAATGTAAGACCAGATGGTACTACAATATTCTTTCCGCAACACAGTGCTTCTGTTTGGCAAACTCCCCAAGTCTCATAATCAGAAGTATTTATAACAACATCACTACTATTAATTAGTTCATAATATCTATCACCACTAACGGAAATAACTTTAATCCAATCTGAATTTTCTTTAATTATTCTGATTAATTTGCCATTTTTTAACACATTATTAGTAGAAAAATCTGCGGTTGGGTCAGTTAAGATAAGTTCAAAATCTTGTCTCTTTTCACGTAATTTTATAAGACATTCCAACATAAACATCGGGTTCTTGAATGTTTGCAAGCGGTTAGGAAATAAAAGACGGATTTTTGACGGCTTTTCGGTTCCTATTGCCTTATTTATACGATTGAAGTCAACACCATTATATATAGTAGAAGTCTCAACCTTAGTGTTAGGAAACCACTTATTGACCATATTTTTGACCATTTCGGCATTATATCTGCATAAGACAGTATTATACTGGGAAAACAAGTAACCTTCCACCTGCCTAAACTCAATTCTGGTATCAGGTATTGCCACATAGTCATTTGCCATTACCCAATGCCACCTATTAATAAAAGGTATATTGGCGTGTCCCCACCCTAAATCAGTATTCCTACAAAGTAATTGTGATAGATTATTAGTATATTCTGGCAAACAATTCCAAACTACATCATAATCTGTTTCCCAAAAATCAATTTCTTTTTCCAGTTCACGAAAATTAAATTCATAAGGAGTCATTCTCCTAATATCGGATAAAGGAATTTTCTTTAGTAAAGTAACATTATATGAATCAACAACAGGATATTGAGATTTTAGTTTATCTAACTGATTACCTTCAATCCATTTAGGAATAGTAATATAAAAGTGATAATTTTTATTAACTTTTAAAATACCATCTATCATTCCAAGAGTTTGAATTAAACCAGAATCACAAATAATATTTTTACTTGCAGAAATATTTAACCAGCACAACACTCTCATAGTTTATTCTCCAAATTAACAATCCATTTATTAAATTGAAATCTTTGTAAATTAATCTGTGCTTTTTGCACTACAAAAACTCGTTCAGTAACATTTGTAGTGTAATACCTAATTTTATCCACTAATTCATCCATTGTCTCATATAACATTTCTGGTATATGTATTTCTTGATATGCAGTAGATTCATTCTTTGGTACAAAATACATTAAACCATTCATTATTCCTTCAATAACAGAATAACCAAAATTATCATAGGTTGCAAGTGATATTCCAAAACCACATTGGTCTAATAACTTTTTATATTCATCTACTGGGGTTTTTAAATGAAATTCTTTGAAGTTCTGTTTAAGTTTATGTGCATAATTTAAAGATGCTTTAGGACAAGTAATAATTAATCTGTCTTTTATATCATCAGGTAACTCTAACAATTTTAGTGGTTGTTTCTCCACCATTAATCTATGGTTAAAGATAATCTTATTTTTATCGGATGCTGGTTTTGGAAATTCAACAGATAAAGGTAATCCAACTACTTCTGTTTTGTAGGGAATCTGTTTAGCCATAAACTCGGTTGCAACGAATATCTTATGAACGCAATTAGAGATACCCAACTCATATTTGCGTAACACATCAGTTGCACCAGGTTCAAAATTAGAAAAATTAGTACCGTGTAAAAATCCATATGTCTCCTTGACTAATCCTGCCTTATAAATGTCTGGACTAAAATCTTCCAGTATGTTGGCAAAGAATACTTTTTGTATTTTGTTCTTGCGAATTAATGGTAATACTTTTGCCAGATATTTATGTTGTAATGTTCTACTTGGTAAATAACTACTATAAACTGGAGGTTCTAATAGAGTAAACTGATAGGATAGAAACCTATTAAAATCCTGCGACCATTTTATATCATAAAGATGCGGTATTAAAACTATATCTTTTCTCATTAATGGATTTCTTTTAAATTTGGGGTTATATCTGCCCAAAAATAATTATAACTTATAACAAAACCCTCAAGGTCTTTATTCTCACTAACACATACAGATAAAATTCTTCCCTTGGAAGTTAATAAAACAGGAAATCCGTTTCTTTCTCCATATATTTGTATAATTTTTTCTTTCATTTTATCCTTTCTCAAAAACCCACTTATGTAATTTGTCAAAATCTTTCAAATTCTGATTGAATTCTTCCAGTTTTTTAGGTAAAAATTCATTCTTCTGAATTATATTGTAAAGAACTTTATCTCCGTTTTCTATTCTTTCTACAAGTTCTTTAACTTTTTTACTTACAAATGTTTCTCCACGAATTCCACTTAAACAATCTCCTAAAGATAATAAAACTCTATGAACCAATGCTTGATTATACGCCATAGACCTATCGTGGTCTTCCCAAGATTTAAATACAACTATATTACTTGTATCAGTAATTATTTTAATATCGTTTATATATGTTTCCCAATTAATATTGTCTATTAAAGCTACACTTCTATCTTCTTTATTAGGAGTAGAAGATGGTCTAAAAAGAATGTGCATAGAAAGTAAAGTATATCCTTTAACAATTGGTAGTTTTTTATTTTTATAAAGAATACTCTTTAAAGAAGTTTGTTCTATAACAGTCTTTCCTTTTAAGTATTTATTGTATTTAACTAACCAATCTACAGTCTCTTGTATTGGTACACAAAGAAATATTAAATCGGATTTCTTGATTCTTGCAATCTTCTCTCTCTCGGACTCATTAATATCAAAACACCAAATATTAAGAGCTTTAGGCACCAATCTTAATAATCCTTGCAAGATAAAAGACCCAATTTCTCCTTTATATCCAACTACCAATGGCGATAAATTATCTAATCCTTTACATATACTCATTTTATTTTATCCAAAATTTATACCATCTTTTTTCATAAAATGGACAATTAAAATCTTTATTAAAATTACAACAACTTACTATTCCTTTATCAATAGAATTATAATCATTTATGTCTATATTGTATTTTTTACAAATATCTTTCCATTCTTCATAATTTTTCCATTTCCTACCTATACCAGTATGGTCTGTCTCCGAAAAATGTTCGGAAGAAAATCCATATAAACAATCAAAATCGAACCACGTACAATTTTTACAGTATTTTTTCATTTTAATCCTAACTCCATCTCCCAATTTTTTCTATCTGGTTCAATTTGTTTAAGTAATAATTGACGATTAAAATTTAGTTCCCTTTGTGACCAATCGAGAAGATATTGCATCCTTTCAAGGACCTTATCTTCCTTTACTGGTTTTTCAGTTTTTTCAATCTTCCTTAAAAATGGTACAACCTGTTTCTTTGGAATATTAAAGAATAATAAATCATAATAATTTTGAGGAGTTAAATAATAAAAGTATGGTAGGATTCTTTTAAGATGTTTAACATTATCCCTATCATATGACAACCATTTATTAAGCACTATGGTAGTGCCTACATCAATTTCTACATTGATTTGTGTCTTTGTGTATATGGACTTTAATATATCAAATAAAGTCATAATACTCCTCAAATTGGAGAAGGGGAGAATGTCTGTTAAACACTCTACCCCTTCACTATGTTAAATTACTACTTGTTCTATTTCGTTTATCAAAGCTTGTTTGTCAGTCTCTAACAACTTCATCACATCGAAAACTTTATCGCTCCAACCTGCCAAACAATAAACATCTTTTTCTGGAAACTCAATTGTTCCATAATCATTCAAGTTGAATGAAAATACTTTAGGTTTAGCACCAGTAGAAACTTTATATTGCATAAAATCAGCAGTAGGGGCATTATAATCAATCCATCCTTGCATATCGGATAAAATTATAATTCTTTCATAAACTTTCTTCATTAAGTGCCAGAATGAATGAAAGTCAGTTCCACCACCTAAATCAGATTCGTTTCTTGCTAATTTATCAGCAATTGTCAAAACAGAATCAGTTGTATTAATATTAACTATTTTGGCTTGGGAAGCAAAACAGATAACATCTGCATCATTTGCTTTTGCCAAAATAGATGCAAACAACGAACCAATTTCTAATGGTCTACCACACATAGAACCAGAAACATCTAAAATTACTAATGTTTCACCATCTAATTTTGGAACATTATCACAAGAAATATCAACAGCAGTATTTAAAGCTTTAATTACTTTCTTTGCACCAGTAGCATTTACTGTTTCAATTTCTTTTAATGCTGTCTGGAATCTGAAAGGAAGTACTAAAGATGATTCTATTAATTTTTTATCTGTCAATAAATCACAAGCATCATCAACCATATTAGGAGCTTGTTCCAATATATTTCTAAGGTTTCTTAATAAAGCAAAGTAACCTATCTTTTTCTCTTTAATTAATTTCTTCCAAACATCAGCTTTCAACTCTGCTTTTTCTTCATTGGAAGTTGCTTTTTGTCCTGCTTGAGTTAAATCTTTTTCCCAAGTATCAACAGACTTTAAATCACCATCTACTAAAGCTTTTAATGCTTTTGCGTTTTTAGTAGTTGGTTTAGGATGAACCAAGTTTACAACATCAACTAAAGATAATT